GTTAGGCTCGCCATCTGCAGCCTCGGGAAATTCACCATTCGATAGTTTCTCGGGGAGCATCAACGAAGGCGGTTCTAGCATCGCTATCGTATCGTCGCTTACGTTTTCCATCAACAACTCGCAGCAGCCGATCTTCGTCGTGGGCGATAAAGTCGCTCCTCAACTGGAGTTCGGTCGCGCGGTAGTTGAGGGTACTCTGACGGCTTATTTCGAGGATAATACGCTCCTCGATAAGTTTATCGACGAGACTGAGAGCAGTATCGAAGTTACGGTGGATGACTTGTCTTCGGGCGGAGCGTACACGTTCCTATTTCCGAATGTCAAGTACAATGGCGGCGATGTGCCGGTTTCTGATCCTCAGTCTCGTCTCGTGACTCTGCCTTTCGTGGCGATCTACGACTCTTCTGAGGCGACGAACATCAAGCTCACCAAGACCTCACACCGTCACTGACTTTTCGCGGTAGTGACGGTAGGGCCGGGGCGTCATGTCGGGGTGCGCTCCGGCCCACTTTCAACCTCGACGAACCCCGATAAAGGAGACCCCGATCAATGACTGGCATCGAATCTATCGGTTCGCCGCTTGAGACCAACAAGCTGACCTTGTACCATCCGGTTACAGACGAGCCCCTCGTGGACGACGAGGGTAATTCGATGTGGATCGAGGTATACGGTCTGGACAGCTCTAAGTACAAGCAAGTGCTCCACGACCAGACCAATCGTCGGCTGCAAAAGGCTCAGCGCTCCGGTTCCAGGGCAGTCGTTACCGCAGAGCAGCAAGAGTCGATGGCGTTGGACCTTCTGGCGAAGTGCACTAAGAATTGGCATATTATTCTGAATGGCGAGACGCCGGGGTGCACGGAAGAAAACGCGCGAGACTTATACAGCAAGTATCCCTGGATCCGCGATCAAGTAGATGCATTTGTTCACGATCGTAAGGCTTTTTTGAAGAACTAATCCGGGACCTTGAAGCGTTCGCCAAACACACGTTTGAGCTGAATGTCTCGGAAGGGTCGGGGGAGGTTACTAGGAGAGAACATTTCATTCAGGTCGGCGCTTGGAAAGAACTGGAGCCCCCAGTTGAATTCCCTGACAGTCTCCTACACATATGGAATGCTTTTCTAGACTTACACTCCTCTCGGCCAGTAACAGGGATGGGGCCTAGTCCCATCACATACGAGGCCATCGAGGCTTGGAGTAGGCTTACCGGGAATCCGATATTTCCTTGGGAAGTTGACGCTCTTAAGCGCATCGACAGGGTATGGATGCAGGTTCAGTCTAAACAACTGAACAAGAATTAATCCGGAGTATCGCCATTGGCAGACGACATCGCCACGATTGGAATTGCTGTAGATACTTCGGGTCTGCGTAGGGGCGAGAATGCTCTGCGGGATATTCGTGCCGCAGGTCGAAAGACCGAACAGTCCGTAGACAAACTATCGGATAGTTTTCGGCAGGCCACAGCTAGGGCCGGGGGGTATAGTGAGCGTATGAGCGCCACTACCTCTCGGCAGAGGAATTTCGGCATTGCGGCACAAAACGTCTCGTTCCAGGTTCAGGATTTAGCCACTCAGCTTGCTAGTGGTACTAGCGCTGCACAGGCCCTTGGGCAGCAGTTGCCTCAGCTTCTTGGGGGCTTCGGTGCCCTCGGTGCTGCGGTTGGTGCCGCTGTAGCTGTGCTTGGTGGTCTAGCCACGGCCTATTTCACTAGTAGCGATGAAGCAGAAAATGCTGAGGATAAGACTCGTAATTATGCTGAGTCTCTAGAAGCTACTAATGAAATCATTAAGGAGCTAAATGAAGAATCTAAAACCCGTGCTCAGCGTCTCAGAGACGAGGGTGATGCGGCGCTAGAGGGCGCACGAAAAGAAGTCCAAGCTGCTCAAGCCAAACTAGAAGCTTTCAGACAGGGGCAAGCCGTTACTGGACTTGGTGGTTTTCTTCAAAACCAACTTGGTTTGGATGCTAGGCCCGAAGACCTTGATCCTCGTGCTCGCAGGGGGCTGGAAAATACGCGCCAAAGGCTTCAAGACAGGGCGGCCGAAGCGGCGGAGCGTTTAGCCGAACTTGAAGAAAGACTGGCTAACGCTAGGGGCCGTGCACAGCAGGCACGTGCTGATGAAACTATTGAAAAAGTATCCCGCGAAGCTGACGAAAATATGCGTCTAGCCGACGCTCTTGAGAGAGGTGTCGAGGCTAGGGAAAAGGTTGCTCAGAGGATCGAAGCCGAGAAGCTAGCGCGCGAAGCCAACGTAAACGTTGGTAGCGAAGAATATGATATGATTCTGAGGCTCGTTCGTGCCAGAGATAGAGAAGCCGAACGACTTCAAGAATTAGAAGACCTTCGAAGCGCTGCTGCCAGCGTTCGTGCTGATACGCGAACCCCCACTGAAGAGTTTCAGAAAAGGGTCGATAAACTTGTTGAGTTACAACAACGCGGGTTTATCACTCAAGATACCTACAATCGTGCTCTTGAACAGGCTAATGAAGAATTAGAAGAAGCTACAGGACTCACAGCTAGGTACGGCAAAGAAATCGAGGCTCTGGAAAGCATTGGTGATCGTGCCTTTGATCGCATAGGATCGGCTATTACCGAGATGAGTCTTGAAGGTAAAGATGCGATGGAAAGCCTACGGAATGTGGGGCAAGCAGTCGTGTCTGAACTAATGCAAGCATTCATTCAATTAGGTGTAATCAATCCATTGAAGAATGCCATTCTAGGTGGAAATAGCGCAACGTTGAGTGGAGTTGGTGGACTTCTCGGGGAACTGATCGGCGGTGCGGCTGCTGGTGGCGCCGGTGGTGTCACCGCGTCGTCGGGCGCCACGCTCGCTATTCCGTCTGGTGGCGGACGGGCCAACGGTGGGCCAGTGCAGGCCGGCGAGTCCTACATCGTAGGTGAGCGTCAACCAGAGCTTTTCGTGCCGCGCCAGAGCGGGACCATCTTGCCGAGCGTGCCGCAGGGCGGAAGCACGGAGGTCAACGTCTACAGCAGCGAAGGCCAGCCGGAAGTGCGTCGCACGCGCAACGGCAACAACGGTGAGCGCATCGACATTATCTTTGATAAGCAAGCCAAGCGCGCTGTGGCAAACGGGACGCTAGATAAAGAAATGCGCAGCCGTTACGGGATCACGCCGCAGACGAGGGGTGCCTGATGCCGACGTGGCCTGCCAGCCTTCCGCAACAGCCTCTCATTGACGGATACCAAGAAAGCACGCCGAACACCCTTGTCCGCACGCAGATGGACAAGGGACCGGACAAGGTGCGTCGCCGGTTCACTGCTGGCACGCGAACGTTCGCGGCGCAGTTCTTGCTGGACGAAACGCAGACGGCGACGCTGGAAACCTTCATTGAGGACGACCTTGAAGGCGGGGCGTTGCAGTTTGACCACACCCACCCGCGCACGGGCGCGAGCGTCAGCCTCCGCATGGTGCCAGTCAGCCAAGACGCGCTTGTGACTTACTCCAACACGGGCGGCGTGTTCTACCGCGTCCAGATGCAGCTAGAAATCCTGCCAAGCTAATGTCCCGCAACACGTCCCTCACGTTCCGCGAAGCCGTCTACGGGCAAGAAACGGGCGAAGCGTTTATCTTGCTGCTGGAACTGGACAACAGCGAGCTTGCCAACCCGATCCGCGTAACCAGCAACAGCGTGGACACCAGCCACAACGGCAACACCTACGTCGCGTTCCCGTTTGACATCGCCCTGCCCGACGACACCGACGAGAACACGCCGACGGCCCGGCTAACTATCGACAACGTGTCGCGTGAGATCGTGCAGGCGGTGCGGACGGTAACGGGGCCGGTCAACGTCAACATCAAGATCGTGCTGGCGTCTGACACTGAGACAATCGAGGCGGAGTTCCCAGACTTCCAGCTACGCGACGTTCGGTACAACGTGCTGACGGTCGAGGGTCAACTCAATATTGAGCAGTTCGCGCAAGAGCCGTTTCCTGCCGGCAAGTTTGACCCGGCGCGCTTTCCGGGGCTGTTCTGATGCAAGTGGCAGACTTCATCGGCATCCCGTTCGCTGAAGGCGGGCGCGACCCGGCGCACGGGCTGGATTGCTATGGGCTCGTTTGGATTGGCTTGCGTGACTTATTCGGCACGGATGTTCCGTCCTATGCCGGCGACTACGCGACCCCGCTGGACTACGACGAACTGCGCCGCCTGATCGACGGCGAAAAGAGCGCTTGGCAGCCGGTCGCCATCGGACGGGAACAGGCCGGCGACGTGGCCCTGCTGCGCGTGCGCGGGCGCCCGGTGCATGTCGGGCT